CGATCTCTTTTGTATCTACGTAAAGATCGGGACTATTTGTGATTATTGCTTTATGGTTTAGCTCTTCTCTTGCTATTTGATTGTGATTTATGACATTTGTGCTGATAAACTGCCTAAGATCAACTCTAGTCGTGACGTCACTTAAATTTGCTATTTTTTCATTTCCGTCTTTGTCGTATCCTCTTACTTTTAGCTTGTCAAAGAGTATATCTTTTTGATCTAGCGTGCCGTCATTATTGCTATCAAAGCTAAAAAGTGCGCTGTTGTTTTCTAGCTTTCCAACGCCTAGCCCATCGTTATCGCCATAAATGTCTAAAAAGACTTCCACTTCGCCATAATTTGTCTTTAGAGTGTTTGAGTGGGCGTAGTCGTTTAAGTTTTTAAATTTTGTATTTTCTAAGTAGCCACTTTTTAAGACAGGTAGCATGGCAGCGTCATCTGTGGCATTTATGTTTTTAAAGTAGGCGTTTTTGTTAAAGCCATTAGAAAATTCGTCTGAGTAAATTTTATTGTTGCTATTTATTAAATTTTGCGAGTAATCTTTTAAAATTTCTTTTGCTTTTTGCGTTGCTAGACGTTTGTTGTATTCTTTGATATCAGCCTCAGTTATGTAGATGGTATCTGTTTTATTTGCTTCATAAAGCTCGTTAAACTGGCTTAAATTTACTTTTGAGCTATTTTGATCACCATGATTTAAAAATCTTTTGGAGAGATTTTGCAAATCATTTAAATTTATAAAATCATATTTTTGCGGTGCAACATTCATCTAAAATCCTTTTAAAGATGTTGCAAATAGTATCGGCTAAATTTATAAAATGTTTAAACTTATAATGGTGCCCGAGGTCGAGATAGAATTATTGCGTAAAATACTGAAAATATGGCTTTTTATACTTTAATCTTTGCTTAACTCCGTTTTAACTCCGTAAAAATATTTTATTTTTTCGGTTCGTTTCCATTTGTAACATTTTGCTTAAAAAAACTCGATAGTGCTAAGCCAGTTATTATTTATGCTATGCGTGATCTTTGATATTATCGCTCTTAGCATTTTTGGCTCGTCCTTTAGCTTGATATTGATATACCCACCTGCAAAAAATGGGCGACCATGTATAGACACAGTGCCAGCTAATACACTATTTTTTTGCCTCTTTAGCTTTGCTTCTGCCTTTGATAGCGCCTCTGCTTCATCACGTGCAAAGTCACTAAATTTAAGCACTGGCGTTCCCACTCCTACCTTTGAGACGACTGATTTATTTTTTTCACTATCAAACCATTTTATCTCACAAGCATTATATTTTTTTGTGTGATTGATTTGGTAGTTTAGGTCGATGATCTCGTCTTCGGTTATGGTGTATTCTACTCGGTTATGATCCTTGTCTTTGTCTATGAAAATGAGCGTTTTATTTTTCACGCAAAAGGTTATTTCAAGATCGTCAGCTATCTTTTTACAAAACGCGCAGTCGCTTAAGTCGTATTGCTCGATGTCGCCGACTTCGTCCATTCTCGCGAAGTCGATCTTGATGTTATAGCCATTTTCTTTTGCGATCGATCTTAAAATTTGCTCGTAGCTTTGTTCCTTAAAGGTTCGGTTCTTTTTCTCTCTAAAGGCCTTAAAAAAATTCGCCGATATTGCCTCGATCTCATAGCTTTGTTTATAATTATATTTGATCGTAGCTATCGTAAAATCGCCCAAAAAAGCGCCATCTATGTAAATTTTGATCTCGTCCTCTTCTCGTGGCAGTGGCGCACTCCAGTGCATAAGCACATTTAAAACGTCGCTTTCGTCGCTTTCATAGTCGTCTATGCTTATATCGATCCAAGGTATCATATCCGTTTTATCAACGCCATTATATAAAATTTTGATTTGTGGCGCTCTATATCCTGCTATTCCCATAAGTATTTAGCCTTTTTTTCTTCTTGTGGCTCAATGCTTGGTAAATTTACCTCATCGCCACTTTTTAGCTTTGTTTTGTGTAAAAGATGCTCGTTTTCTCTTAGAAATTCACTATAAACGTTTTGATCTAAAGAGCCGTAAATTTTAAAACATATCATGTCTAAACTCTCATCATCTTTTGCTATATAAATTTTCATTTTTTCAACTCCTGCGAAAATATATACTCCGCCTTAGCTAATACTGCATCGCTTATCTTTAGTGCCTCTGTGTCAAGATCGGATAGTTTTCGTAAATAAAAAAAGTTCCTGCCATCTTTTGCCACTGCCTGACCTGTCAAAAATCCGCTTGTGTTGCCTTTGTTCTGCCTTGTTTTGGTAAGCCCTCTAACATAGAAATGCCGCCCCTTTGGTATGCCGTAGTCATATCCTTTTGGTCTTGCGTGAGCTTCGAGCATGAAAGGCGTTATCGCTTTTGGCATGGCAAAGATTTTAATACTTAGGTCGTCTGCTCTTGCTCCGCGTCTTACAAGACGCTTTTTGTCAAGGTATCTCTTTTTGATTGATACTCTTTTTGCGATTAGCTCTCTTTGTTCTTTTGATACTTTAGTAAGAGTTCTATTCATCGCGTTTCTTAACACTCTTGTGACTTCTTTACTAAATTGATTAAAATCGCTCATAGTAAATAGCCTGAAATTCTTATTTTTTTTGTGTAATACCAAATGCCATTAAAAAAGAGTTTGACAAAGTTATCGGTGCTTTGCGTCATCGAGTAGATAAGTATATAGTTGCCTCGTACTAGGTCAAAGGCTGAAATTTTAAGCGGTATGGCTTGCTTTACCAGCTCTTCAAATCCGCTAAATTTAAGCACGTCGTCGAGCAATATAGTAGCTTCAAAGCTAAATTCCTCATCATATCCTCCTAGATGTGTATATACTGGTCTTGTGATCGTGTTTTTCTTATCATAATTCACGCTTAAATTTTTCTCTATGCCTGCGACGTTGTCATCTATACCAAAAACATATTTATCGATCGTTATTATTCTCATGTCTGCCCCCCCCCTAATCGCCATAACTATAGCTCGAGTTTTGCACCGCTTTGGCTACCGCCTGCGGTGTCGCGCTTGATCCGCTCATCGTGATATTTACTACTTTATTGTCGTTGATAGTTTGATTTTTATTATTCGCTGCGTTTTGCCTTTTAGCTTCTGCACTTTCACTTATAGCTCCGCTTGTGCTTTGCGTTTTTGACTTGCTGTCGTACAATAAATTTAAAGGGTTATACCAACTGCGTTCCGCTCCGTCCTTAGCCCCTAGCATATCTTTTAAACCGCCACTTATATCGAGATTTTTAAAGCCATCTACAATACTATTAAATGCATCAACTACTGGCTGAAAAAATGCCAAAAGGTCATTTAATAGGCTTTTTGCTTCTTCGATCCATGTGCTAAATTTAAGCCTCACTATGTCTATTATAAGCGCTATTGCGTTTATGATGTTACACACTGCTTGAAGTGGGAATGTAATAATATTTAAGGCATAACTCATCCATTTCCCAAACTCTCGCCCTGCGTTTGTTGCTGTGCCAAGCTCTTCGGATGTGGCGTTGCTTTGATTAAAAAGTAGTTCAAAAAGTGAGGCTATGCCTGAGAAAATAGGCTTTATGGCATTATTCCAAACTCCACTAAGTGCATCTGTGAGCCACCCACAATTTTGGCTAAGTGCCTCAAATGTGCCTAACAAAAAGGCTTTTACGTGATCCCAATATTTATAGATTAGCGCTCCAGCCGTTGCGATCGCCGCTAAAATAAGACCGATGGGATTACTTAAAAATGCAAGGCTTAGCGCTCTAAAGCCTAAAACTATCTTTTTTAGCCCTCCGACAAATCCTAGAGATGCGCCACTTGCTGCACTGCTTGCCAATTTAAAGCTTTTTAAGTTGTTATTGACAAGCCCTGAAAGCATCGCCTTTGTCTTCATTAAGATATTGCACTGCGACAAAGATGCGTTTAGCTTTAAACAATCAAAAGGCAACATCATTAAAATTTGGCGGTATCCGCCAAGTGAGAGCGTCAAAAGCGCCGATGATGCTTTTAATGTTGTCATTGCCACGTTGAAGCCGAAAAAAGCAGCTACACTAAAACCTATTTTTTTAACAAGATCTTCGTTGTTTTGTGCGAATTCGGTTATTTTTTTTATAAAGCCAGTGATCTTTTCTATTGCCTTACTGATATATGGCAAAAAGACATTGCCGATACTTATGCTAAGTGAATTTAACGTATTTTTCATTAGCTGGATTTTGTTTGCGACGGTATTGCTTCTAGCTTGGAATTCTTTCTCGTTTGAGCCTAAAAATTTCTCCTTGCTACTAACCTCGTCAAGCGATTTTTTATAAACATCCATACCACTTATAAGCGTTGCGATGTCGCTATCATAGTTTGTCCCCATAATGGCACTAAGCAAAGCTCCTCTTTTTTGTGGTTCGATTTTTTTCATAGTTTCAAGAAATTTTAAAACCGCTCCTTGTGCGTCTGTTTTCATCATCGCTGAGAAATTTTTTATACTTAATCCAGTATGTTTAAAAGCAGCTTTTTGTTTAGCTCCGAGCGACTCTATATTATTTAATTTTTTTAGTAAAGCTTCGGATGCGGTCGCTGCGGTTTCTGGTGCTTTACCGAGCGATATAAATGTAGATGCGAGCGCGGCGGTTTGCTCTTTCGCTAAGCCTACTTGTTTGCCGATACCTGCTATCCTTTTCATAACCTCGACTATTTCGCTAGCTTTGGCGGCGTTGTTGTTTGATAGGTGGTTTATGGCATCCATCATCTCGCCAGTCTCATCAAGGCTTAGCGACAAGATGTTTTTTATCTTGCCTATCGTGTCGCCTGCGCTCTCTGCCGTGATGTCAAAAGCAACGGCGGTTTTGGCTGCCATCTCGGTAAATTTTAAAAGCTCGTCTTTGGCCAAGCCCATTTGTCCGCCAGCTGCTGCAACTTGTGTTAAGCCGTCGGCGGTCATTGGTATTACTTGGCTCATTTTCAAAATTTCATTTGAAAAGCCCTTGATCTCGTTGTCGTCTTTAAAATTAACTACTTTTTTTACATCTGCCATCGAGCTTTCAAAATCAATCGCACTTTTGATCGGTGCTGCGATCGCTGCTACTGATGCCACGCTTGCGACGATCTCGGTTTTTAAATTTGCTAGCTTTTGCTTTGCCTCGTCCATATCGATGCGGATCTTGGCTTTTGTGGCTCTTTGTAAGTCTTCTTTTAGCTTCGCCATTTGTGTGTGAAAACCTGCTTTTTGAAACGGCTCAACTTTTAGCTTTTGTAGGGCGGCGTTATACTTTTCTATGCCTGCTTTTATGTTTGCATTTAGCTTATCGCCTAGGCTTATAGTGCTTCTATCAACGGCTTTTAAGATATTATTTAGCCCCTTAAGCTCCATGTTAAAGGTTAATGTTGCTTCTTGTGCCATATATTGCCTTTTTATTTTGATATTAGTAAAATATTAGTGATTTTTATACAAGGTGGTTAAAATGGATTATTTAGGCGCTCTTTTGGCTGGGTTTATGCTCCCTATCATTCTCATGGTCGGTGGCTTAATTGCCTGCATGTTTTGGTATATAAGCGTGCCTTTGCTTGTGCTTTATGTCATTGCTAAAATTTATAAGAGCAAGAGCAGCAACGCCGCTCTTTAGTTTTGATTTATGCGTTTTGCGATCTCAAAATAATCTACAAATTCATTAAATTCTAATCCCATAACGTCGGACAATGTAAAATTTAGGGAGTGCGTGATTAGCGCAATCCCCTCTATTAGTTTTTTACATCAACGCCCATAAATCCGCTTATCATCTTGCTAAGCTCGACCCACTCGCTTATCGGCAGTGAGTTTAAAAACTCCTTATTTAACTCGCCGTCACTCATATCAACGAGTAAATTTTTAGCTTGCTCGATCTCGTCACCCTTTGCGTTTTTTGTGGCGGATTGGATTTGTAGCAGAGTAGGGGCTTTTAAATAGACCTTTTGCCCATCTGAAAACGTGAATTCTTCTTTTGGTAGTTCGATTTTTTGAAGTGGCATTTTTATATCCTCTCTTTTTCTATCTCTTCAATATCGCTTAAGACAAGCGCCATATCGTCACTTATTTGTTTAAAAATCCTTGTGTCCATCGGCTCATTCAGCGCTCTTAAAAGCTCATCTTTTAGCCTATGCTTTCTACTCTTTAGCTCAGCAAGCTTATCTTTTTTGTAAGCTTCTATGCCGTATTTATAAAAGTCTATATTTTGATCCATTTTTGAGCCTTAAAGTATGTTTTTGCGGATCGCCGAAAAAATATCGACGCCATCATTTTCAAATACATGGTTTAATGCGTCATAAAGTATCACTCTTGATCCTGCAACTTCGAGTTTATAAAATGTTAAACTTACTTCAAAGCTTAAATTTGCCTCTTTGTTAAACTCAAATTTAGCACCATCGAGGCTTTTTATCTTGCCTTCAAAAGTGGCGATTATTTGCTCATCATCGCCGTTTGAGTTTGTAGCATTTGCTTTTAAATACAGCTTTTGTGTCCTTGAGCTATCGAGCATTTTAAAATATAGCTCATTTAGGTTATTTACGGTGATTTTGGTATTTAATGGCTTTACCACTGGCAAAACTGCTTCAAATTTGCCGATGCCGCTACTTGTTTCAATCGTCTCTTTTTCGATCTTTGGCAACTCAACCTCAACGACCTCACCCATTAGTCCGATGCCGTCAATAAATAAATTTCCGCCTGTAAATGCTTGCGCTTTTAACATTCCTCATCCTTTTTTATAGCTTCTAGTGCTAGGTTGTAAATTTCTAGGTCTTTTTTTGTTTTTGTTATGGTTGTATCCGCACTTTTTAGACCGCTTATTAACCCAAAAAGCAAGTCATAATTTAGTGGCTCATTTAAGGCGTTTAAAACCTCATTTTTTAATCTGCTTTTTGTGTTTTTAGCTTCTTGTATTATCTCATCACACTCAGTTATTTTGCCTTTTATCTCATAATATTTAGCGCTGCTCATTCAAAGCTCCTCTATTAGTTTTTGTGAGTAGTCAGTTACTCTGTAAATTCTATTGACTATGCGTTTTATAAGTGGCATTTCTTGGACGTTGTGTTTAATATACACTATGCCCTCGCTTATAGTTTCGTTTGAGTTTAAATCCTTTGGCACCGTGATCTCAAAGCCTACTACCACGTTATTGGCGGTTAGTCTTAGATAAAATGCCTCTAAGCTATCAACTACATTTTTGAGTACGTCGCGCATGCGTTTATCGATAGCCGTTTTTTGTGCTTTAAAAATCGTATCTATGGCGGTATAAAAAATAACATAAGTATGTATCGAGCTAAATAAGTCATCATTGCAAGTTTCTCCACCCCATGCCCTTATGCCATCATCGGCTATTATAAGGCTTACACCTTTGCCTCTTAATCTGTCTGCCTCGCAGTCCTCGCCTTGTATAAGCTCGACTTTGTCTTGAATTCCGATAACTCCGTCGATAACTCTATTTGAATACGTTTGTGAAAATCCGTACTCGGTTTCTGCCATAATTTTCGCATAGAGTGCTATTAGAAACGCACTAGCAGGGCGCACAACTTTATCAACTCTTATAACTTTTTGATACGAGATGATCGCTGTTTTTGTGCTGTATTCTTGCAAGGTGGTATTTATCTCGCTCTCTTTTGTTTTGTTTAGCTCGATCGCATAAACCCCACGCAGATAAGCGGCTATCTGCTTAAGTTTCTCGTGTGTGCCTTTGTCGTTGTAGCCAACTGCCAAAAAGAATTTAGGTTTTGTTCCGATCGTGGCTTCGCATTTTTTTAGCTCATCGATAGCGTTTTGGCATGCTACCTCATCGGCATTTTGATCGCTTGTTTTAGCAAAAACGCTGAGCACGATTTGATTATGTAGCCCAGTGGCTTTTAGGTCTGTTAGCGTGTCTTTTATCGACCCCTCGCCGACCTCTTTAAGCGCTTCTAATATATCGCTATATAGATATAGCCCAGCGGTTAGCTTTGTATCGTCGCCGATTATGGCGATAGGGCGTTCATTGTTTATCTTGTATGGTGCAAGCGAGGCGTTATATAGCTCGACATTTACTCCAAATTTTGCTGCCATTTTCTCTCCTTTTAATTTTGCTTTTTATGCGTTTTTTATTAAATTTGATTTTATTTTATTAGCGTGCTTTTTATTTACAAGGGCATTTAAAAGTTAAAATCTTTTGGCGGTTTTTGCGAGAAGTCATCACTACCGACATCAAAGCTATTTAATTTTTTATCTATCACTTTATCCACGACCGCACTTATCCACGCCGTACCACGCCATGCAAAAAAGCCACCAACTGCGAGGCTAAAGCGGTTCTCTTTAGTAAAATAAAATGTAACTTCGTAAAAAATCCAGCATATAAACATCGAGCTTATCGCACTTATAATCGAATTTATTATGGCTTTGCCGCTGTGTAGGGGCTTGTGGCTATCATTTTCAAGGCTTAGCACTCCGCCGACAAAGCCAACGACTGCAACCCAAAAATAAAAGCCTGCTTTGTTTAATAAGTCGTCCATTACTTCCGCCTCTCTTAGTATTTAAATGTGAAAATATACATTATGACAACGGATAGTATTAGCTCAAAAACAACCATTCTATTTAGCCAAAATTTCTTAGTCTTTTTTATGATCGCTTCCATTTACACACCCTTTTAAAAGTTCCTCACACGTTAAAAAGTAGCCCATTAGCTCCTTTGCACTCTCTAAATTTTCAGGGCTATACTTTGGCTTTGTTGGCATTTTTTCAATGCACGCCACTGGGATAAATACATCTTGATATTGTGTTTTTACTATCACCTCAGGCCTTGAGCTACAACCGACTATGAAAAACGCCACTATTAGGCTACTTATTATTAGCTTCATTTAATAGCCTTTCATAAAAATTTAGCTTTTCCTCGCAGGCGGCGTCCTTGACCGGTACTGCCACGCGCTCAACTTTTGTTACAACACGCTCTTTTATTTTTGCCTCGTCTTGTTTTGGCACGCTTAGGGCTTTTAGGCTTACATTTACAAGCTCTATCTTTGCTTTGCAAGTGTCAAGATCGGCTTTCATAACTGCGCCATTTGCCTCTTTTAGCGCTATCTTGGTTGTTAGCTCATCGATTTTTTCCGCTGCGTTGTTGTTTAGCCAATAAAGCACGCCAACTACAAAACTCAAAAATAAGATAGCCCCTATATAGAATTTATCGCTCATTTCGCACCCTTTTAAATGGGTTTATCGCCCATACGCTTTTAAGCACCTTTTTATCATCTGCTTCAAGATATGTGCTTTTATTCTCTTCATCCATCCCACATATATCCATAAGCTTCCAGCCTAGATAGATGCGGCAGTACCGTTTTGATTTGCCATATCTGATCTCGCGGTAATAACCAAAGCGCTCGCGTCCATCTTTCATCTTGCAAGTCACTAGGCACTCGGTGCTTTTTGTTCCTTTGTTTTCTGTAGCTAGGGTATCGCCTACACTTTCTACACTGCTTGCATCTATATCTTCAACTTTGACACCTAGATACTTCGCACTAAAGTTTCCTATCCTATTACGATAGAGCCAACAAAGCCTCGCCCAGTAGGTTCTGTTCTTGCCGTTTGGGAAATGCTCGTTTTTCCAGCCATCATCGCCGTTTATCCCATAGTCGTTCTCATTAAACCACGCCGCCCATTTAGGCAAATTCTCACTTTTCTCATCGCAAGCTAGCAGCGCGATAGGCACTACGATAAAATGCAGTATCTCGATCGGTAGCTCGATAGCTACGTTTTTAAGAATTTGTAGCTTTTGCTTTTGGTTTAGTCTCATCTTTTACCTCTGCTTTATACTTAGGGCACTTAGGACAACCCTCCCAAGTGCAAGCGCCGTCTTTACCCAGCTTTGATGCGCAAATTTCGCATCTTTTTATTCTTACCCTCATTATTGCCTCCTCATAGATGATCGGTAGGTGCTACCGTTACCGGCTCGCTTGTTATGTTTAGCCTTTCACGCTCTGCGATCAATTCCTTATACTCTGCCCTTAGATTTTCAAGTACGGCATTATTGCCGATTATGAGTGCGTGGCGTATATAGTTCTCACACTCGGCGATCTCTGCTTCAATTTGGGCTAGTTCTTGATCTTGCTCGTCGATCTTTGGTTCAAGAAGTTTGCTTGCTTCTTCGTCGCTTATCGGCGTTAGCCCAAGCTCTTTTACCCTTTGGTTTATTATCTCTTTGCTTACGTTATCTTCGTATGCGAAAATTTCGTTTTTTTGATTTTTGTATTGTTTCATTTTTCCCTCCTAACTAAGCTCTATCCAGCTGTAAAGAGCCCCATTTGATGTGACTTTGTACCTTGTTTTTGGTGGTATCAGTACGGTTATGCTTGTGTGCGTTGCTGCCGTTGTAGTAGCCGTGTTTGATGATGTGAGAGTAGCATTTCCGATAGTGACATTTAATGTTATCTGTAGAATTGTATTGTTGTTCCATGCGTCGATATAAAGCATTATTGGCTTATCTGTTGTATTTTCATAAAAAACATTAAAGGCTCTTTGTGTTGTCACCACTTTTGTGGTTTGATTTATACCTATGATTTGATCGATCTTGGCAAATTTGCTATCACTTTCTACTTTGGTATATGCGTCGGTCTTTTTTAAAAATGTGGCATCGCTCCACTTTCTTGTGGCAAGTACTACGTTATTATCGACTTTTAAAATGATGCTCTCGTTTGCATTTGCAATTTGAAGTTTAAAATTTAGCGTGATGTCTTTGCTTGACCCCTCATTTAAAAGAGGCTTATATGTATCTGCAAGGCGTGCCACCGCAAAGAGTGAGCCATCATCGCAGTATATGCCAGCCGTTTTTATGTAAAATCCGCCAACTTCAGGCGGTATGATGGCATCGACGTCGAGGATGTTATTATCGTTTTCGTCTATCGTTACAGCGTTTATTGCGCCCCTATACTTCTCATTTGGTATTGATGCCGTCTGCTCGCTTAATTCCCCATCGTAGTCGCTTACTACGATCTCTTTTAGCGCTATCTTTGATCCATCGCTAGCGGTTTTTAGTAGCTTATTTATGCCGCTATTGGTTAAAAGTGTGTATTGTTTCATTTATCATCCTTTTATCTTGCAAAAATTTGTTTTGTGTTGATTGGTATGCTTATGATCTCGTTTATCTGTGTAGCTGCGCCAAATTTAAAATGTGCGTGTTCGTTTATGCTTGATACTACGTAAGGATATACGCTGACATTTTCACCGCTTATTGCGTAAGAGTAGGCTTTTACATCTGCTTTGATGCCTACTTTTATATTTGCGCCGTCATATACGCTACGCACGTTTTTATATGTTTTGATTAGCTTATCGGTTTTTGCTACTTGTTCCTTGCTTAGTCCTTTGCTTGCGTCCAAAATAAGCTTAAAATGATAAGGCTCTCCGCCGTATTCGATCCACTGCTTTGTGCTTGCACCGCTATAATATGCCTTTAGTCCAGTTTCTAAACTATCGCTTGTCCCCTCAAAAAAGTAGGTTTTTAGCGGTGCTTTTAGCAGCTCTTTTGTCTCCTCTATACTTAGGCTTTTAGGCTCGGTATCAAATTGATGAGCTAAATAAGCCCTATTTAGCTCGGTTTGGTTATAAAAAAAACGTTCGTCAAAGGCTAAATACTCATCCATTTTTGGCGCAAAGACTTCATCAACCCTAAAAAGTACATCGTTATAGGCTCTTAAATCAAGCATGATTAGCCTTGTTTATTTGAAGTGAATTTAAAATAATGATGCTATCTCGGTCGGCTGGTGGGATTGGTGTTTTTACCTCAACGGATGCGGTATTTTCATCAAAAGCCACTTCGATGATCTGCGAAATGTGCGGCGTCTCGTTAATCTTTAGTGTGCTAAAAAACTCTTTTATTCTTAGGTCTGCATTTGCCAAAATTTCATTAAACATAAAATTCTGCTTTGGCGCGATCTCGATAATTAAATCAAGACTAGCTTTATTTGCCTCTTTTATGCGTACATCATCGGTTAGTGGGATTTTGTCTTTTAGCGCCTCTTTGATCTTTTCTTTAGCGATTTGCTCACTAAATTTGGATAAATAAACTACTTGCACGACGCCAGCACTTAGCTGATATACATTTGCTTTGCTTATGCCCTCGACGCTTAAGACGTGAAAAAGATAGGCTTTTTCACTGCCAGCCGTGCTAAAGCGATGAAGTGCCAACAAAAATCTATCCCTCAACTCATCATCGCTCTCACGCGCCTTAAAGCCACTAAAAGGCTCTTTTATGTTTATCTCGGTTATGTAGATGTTTGGTATTTCAAGTGTCGTAGTTTCGTAAGGCTCTTTAAAATAGTCTGCCGCTTCGATCTCAACTATCGCCGTGTCACTTATGTATATGTCTTTTAGTAAATAGGCAAAATGTCCTTTGGTGTCTGTAAATTTAGTGCCTTTGCTTAGAAAAGTTGAGCTATTTACTTTTATCTCAACCTTTGCGATTGGCTTTATCTCTTCATTTCGCTTTATGCCTATTAGTTTTACAAGCTCATCGAGATATTCGCCTTTACTAAAAAGTAGATAATTTTGAGAAATTTTAATGTTTGTAAGCTCGATGAAGTTGTTAAGCTTAAACAAAAATATATCTATAAGCGTCATATAATCATCCCCTATTAGTGGGATATAGTCTAGCTTTCCGCTCTTTGTTTTAAACTCGCTTATGATAGCTTCTCGCTCTTTGTCAATATCTAGTGGCTTTATAAAATTTGGCACTTTCATATATTTAGCCTTAAAAATTTAGCTTCTTTGTCTTGTGTGTATGATATTTCGCAGATGATCGAGCCGTTATCGTCCTCAAAGCTTATGCTGTCAGTTTGAATGCGTGGCTCATGCTTTTTGATCTGCTCGGTTATATCCTCTTTTAGCGCCAGCAAATTATAAAGATCGGCGCTTTTGTCTATATGCCTATCAAGTCCAAAAAGAGGACGTAAGGTCTTTGTATATTTGTTCGTGATAAAAATACGCCTTAAATTTTCCTCTACTTCGATTTGGTGCATTTTTGCCCTTTTTTTGCTTTGATTATATAAAATGGCGTAGATAAAAATTTACAAGGGGATTAAATGAAAATTGTTTATATACTTTTGCTTTTTATATCTATTTTATTCGCCGACCAAATAAAAATAATTAAAATTTATGATGGCGACACTATCACCGCATTAACGAGCCAAAAAGAAAAGATCAAAATTCGTCTTTATGGCATTGATGCGCCAGAGCTAAAGCAGCCATTTGGCAAAGCCTCAAAACGCCACTTAATCGATCTAATTTCAAATAAATCATTGAATATCAACGAAAAAGGTAAAGACAAATATGGGCGCACTTTGGCTGTTTTGTATAATGGCGATCAAGACATAAACGCTCAAATGGTTATCGATGGCTATGCGTGGGCGTATGATAAATTTTCTAAAGATTATGTTGCCTTTCAGCAAAACGCGCAGTCGCTTAAAAAAGGGCTTTGGATCGATAAAGATGTAGTTCGCCCCTCTGATTTTAGAAAACTCAAAAAATCATCTAGGTAGTGATGTGCCGCCGTCGGTGTCGTTGTGGCTGTGACCAGTTAGATCGCCCCTTGCGTCGGTTATGTTGCCAGTTGTGGTCAGATTGCCTTTTATTTTCAAATTTCCGTTGATACTAAACTCGCCACTTCCGCCGTCGTCTCCTGATGTGGTGATCGCGCCTTGTATGTTTGTGTTGCCTAAAATTTGCACGTTAGGGCTTTTTATAGTGGTTTTTTGCGCGGTTAAATTTGCGTTTTTGCAAGTTACGTTTATATCGTTTTGTACCACTATATTTATCACTTTTGGATTTGTGATTTCAAGTGTTGAGCTTGAAGTGTCGTAGCTTATTATCGTACCATCCTCGTACTGGCTCACTTCTTTTGTTGTGCTTGCACCGCTTGGCGCGCTAAAGTCTGAATTTAAAAAGCTCCCTATTGCGATCTTTGCTCCGCCAAAATCGACTAGCATAACTTGCTCGCCAACTCGTGGCGGCGTAAAGCTTCTTTTGTATGAATTTGCAAATTGCAAGTAAGGTATAAAAGGTGTTATAGCGCCTAAATAATCAACCCTTACAAGCTCGTTTTTAACCTCGCAGATTTTGCCTAAAAATAGCTCTCTCATGCTTCCCAAAGCTCACTTTTATAATAAATTTTTAGCGCGATCGTGCTTAGAATATACTCATCATCGTATAGCTCAAAACTCTCACGATTTAGGCTCGTTTGCTCTATCTTTAGAAATTTGCTTTTATACCCTTTTAGGGCATTCAAAACGGCTTTTATTATCTCGTTTGATGCGTTATACTTTGCAGTTATCATCCGCACCTCAACGCTTAGAGCGTGCGAGATACTAACAAATGCATCGTTTTCGATAGTATCGTCGGTGTCTTTTATGATGATTATGGGTAGGTCTTTACGTTCAAATGCTGGAGTTAAAAAAAGCTCCACATTCTCGCAAAGTGGCTTAAGCAGGGTAAAAAGATCGTTTGTAATTGTTTCTCTTTGCATTTTATGCCTCTTTTAGATATAGCCGTTTTGTTACTTGGTTTTCAAGCTCGATTTTGATGATGATATATCCTTGCTCGTTTATCATTACCTCATCTTTTACTCTTAGCTTTATGCCGTCGTCGTCGTTGATTAGCGCCGTTGTTTGCGTTGCAACTGCGCCATCATCAAAGATCACTTTTGTGTATTTGTTGAAGTGGCAATTAAGCACTATATCGTCTTTTGTCAAAGTGGCGTTTGTCTTTGCAAAAAGGCTCTTTACGTCTCTTTTTACCATCTGCATATTTAGCATTTTAGCCCTCGATGTCGTCTAAATCAACGCCTAAGTCATCATCCTCGCTATCATCTGGTCGCTTTTTGTCTTGCTTTTTAGCTTGTTTTTCTTGCTCTTTTACGTTTGTGCCTCTTAGGTTTTTAGTCTCTTTTTGCTTTTCGCTGCCTGCTACTGGCTCGATGCATTTTATATCGACAAGCCTTTTTATAAAAAGCTCGTCCGTGCCAGATGCGAATTCTATCTCGTCGCCTGCTTTATAGTTTTTCGTTGATATTCTTGTGTTGTAAAGAATTTTGTACTTCATTTTTTACCCTTTTTAAATTGCCAACGCTCTATTTTTCCAGCCGTTGGTGTAAATTTTGAGTTTTGGATTTTTGCTGACTAGGCTTGCGTAATATGCGATCTCATAGCTGTCAAATTCAACATTAAATTTGTCCTCGTCGTATGCGTTTAGTGCATTTAATGTTTGCGCGCCCATAATTCCATCAACTGCTACATTTAAGAGCGTTTGAGTGAGCTTTATGGCTACTTTTGTGCCTACATTTACGCCAAAAACAAATATCTCGCTGGCTTTTAAGTCGCTTTCTACCTCATCAAGTCGCATCTTATCCCAAAACTCTCGTTTATAAAACTCATAGACTAAAGCCACAATATCGCTGTTGTTATAGAGTATAACGCTAGCTTCTTTTAAGCTTTTGCCCCTTAGCGCTTGTTTTACAAGCTCCCACCCCTTAAAATCAGGATGGGCACACTCATAAATCCCAAAAAATGTCAAGCCGTTTTCGGTTTCGTTCTTATGCAGCGCAAGGCTTGGACTGCTAAATTCAAGCCTCATTAAAAATTGCATAGACTTTGTAAAATTTGACATTTTTATGCACTTGTCTTTGAAATTACAAATGATTTCTCACGTGCAAGTTTTGCATCTACGTCCAAATATAGCTCTAGGATAATATCGCCGCCTCTTTCATTGTGAGTAAGCAGCTCAATACCCTTAAATGAGCCGATAAAGATGTCTTTAAAATCGCCAAATACTACATCACCACTTTTAATAAGCTGTGTTGTAAAGTATGGATAGCCTTGTAGGTTTCCTAGCTCTTCGATTAGCATCTTTTCGTTTGACATGCCGCGCGCTGTTGCTTTTAGCTTGCTTACATCGCTATTTTTTAGCGCAAATTTAGCATTTGCAATATTGCCGTTGTTATTTTCTAGCGTGTCACCAAAACTTAAAGTTTA